CAAAGGTGTCCCTGTCATCTCCGCAATGGAGAGCAGGTGACGCCCGGAACCGACTGGCGTCGGTTCAGTACCCCGTTGAACACTGGCTTTTCCGCTAGTGTTTTCCCACTCCGACCCTTCCGGGAAGGTGTGGAAACGAAGTTTGAAGTATGGCTGTTCAAGCCGAACGCGTACCTTATTCCACTGGCGCTCCATCGGTGAGTAAACCCGACGGGATTCCAGTGTAAGCTCCTCGAACGCAAGCAGAGCTTGCATACGCTCTTGGAGAGGTACGCCTCTAGGATTCCAACCGAAGCCTTGCGGCTGAGGAAGGACCGATACGAACGTTGCTACCTTCCTCTGTCTCGCCCTAAGGAGAGACAGGGATTTGGGTCCGAGTAATCGGACAACGTCAAGGAAAGACCTATCGCTAGGACACTTCCACTTAAGCACCGAAATCACTCCTGATTTCGTGACAACTTTGCCTGCAAATTCGGCAAACTGCTTACTTCGTATCGTTTTATCCGCTGAGATGGGAACTCCCAGCTTCTGCATCACTTCCATATAAATGGTCGCGACCCTACTATCGGAGATGACAATGTCATCACCGAGAACACGGAAACAGTCCTTATGAGGGGCTGCCTTGCGTGCTATGGACCAAACCAAAAGTCCATGAGTAAGGGCAAATGCTGCAAAAGATGGGCCTAAGCCAAGTGGTTGACCAACAGTCCACCGTTCAGTCCGAGAGTCCCCTAGGTTACTAGCCCAGGGTGCCCGGGATAAACGATGGAAGAGCTGTACGTCCTCCTCCAAGCACCCGACGAGTCGGAGTGCTTGTATCTGGACTTCCAGAGGAAAGTTATTCGTCGCATCTGATAAATCGATGGAGAAAACTTCCCTGTCATCGGCTAGCGCACGACTTACCCAGGATGTGCCACTTTCCTGGTTATACGTGCAATCCCACCTCACCCCTCGCAAGAGGGTGAACAGTTGTCTCTTCAATCGAGACATGGCCAGTTGATGGCACATGTTAGGGCTTGCGAAAACCCTAAGTTTGTACCCAGGCTCCTGTGAACAACCTAGTCTTCCGACCGGGTCCACGGTGGTCCTGGAGTTCAGCTCAGGATGGTAACCAAAGTAGTCATCCCACGCGATACGGCTATCAACCGGTCGCGCCAGGGAATTAAACGACTCTTTATACTGTGGGAATTCATTCCACAGTGCCATACCTGTATCACTTTCCACGAAGTGGTCAATGGCTTTGCTGACGTAATCCGGGCTATACCCGTGCGTTACGACGAACTCCTCGATTTTCGTTAGTGCTACCTTCCGATCAACTCTCATGCCGTGAGGCACTTTGATCAGATCAACTACCTCTTTGAGATCACTCTCATTGGGCGGAAGGCGGGTCATCGAAGAATGGAATTTCTTCCATTGCTTCGGTGTTACCCTTTC